ATCCTTTAACTTATCGGAAGCATTGAGATTTGATAGTTCAATCTCTACAGGTGAATCATCAAGATCCGAAACTATTGCTTCATTTACAACATCTTCAATGGCACTGTCACATTCTGGATGTAAACACATCTCACGGTATCTACGTACCAAGTCTTGTTCATTCTTATATACTCCTTCGATATCTACGTATTGCCCATAGAAACCACTAGAAATATAAAAATCCGACTTATCTTCCTCATTACTAGGAACTGGAGAGACTACAGCTTTCTTTGCTGAAGTCTTTCCAGTATCAGGTAACTTGAATCCAAATAATTTAGCCATTAATCAAAAGTTGAAGTATTATCTATGTCTATTTATGCACCCGTGCCGATCTGACTATTTCCAGAAGGATCTAGTGTATCGTACCACTGATATGTCATTTCTACATCGAATGTCTCGATAGTATCTGAAGTATCATACGAAAGTGCGATTTCACCAATATTGGTTGGGTATGCACCAAGGAACTTGTACATCTTCAGTACAGGAACCTGCACTCCACTTGTAGGAACATTTCCTTGAAGTGAAGATCTACCTAATTGTCTTACAAACATATCTTGTTGATAATCAACTGGATTTGTTCTACCAGCATTATCCTCATGTTTGTTAATAAGATTGCTCCATCTTTCAAAAGCAGTTCTTAAATTGAAATCGACATCATTGATAACAGTAATTGTCCAAGGAGCAAAAGTTCTATCTCCTGCTACTTTAAGTTGCCTTCCTCTAAATGCAACATCAATATTAGCAATTGTTGATGCAGGTAGTGCTGCAGATTTCACTAGAAATCTAGCTTTATCTGCTAACTCATCCTTACTAGCATCAAGTGGAATTGCATCGTCGGGGAAATAGAGTTCACACTCGAACAAATTGGGACGAGCACCACCCCCAACCATTCTACCCTTGAATGCATCAAGGGTTCTATCTGCTGTATTTGGAATGTTTAAATTGGCCATTAATTTTTTCCTCTAATTAATTAAACGTTTCCGACGACTTCTTCAAAACTAACTCCTGTGCGTGTAGCAACAAAAGTAAGTCCGATAAAGTTGATTGATCTTGCAGGCTTAACGAAAATGTCAGCTCTGAATTGATTTGCATCAATAATATCAGGAGTGTTGTTTGTCTCGTCGCAAACTACAACAAAATCATTAATACCCCTCTTTGCCTTAACATCACGAAGATATGGTTCAACAATATTCAAGAAATTGGATCTTGTAATTACATCATTGAACTCAAAGAGTTGTGCCTTTGCTGCTCTTTCAATTGTTGACTCAATAGTGAGGAACAAACGACGAACGTTAATTCTATCAAATGCAGATGCTACACCAAGAGCAGTCTTATCACCGAAAAGAATAATTCCAGATCCAGGTTGGAATATAACTGGATTAATTCTCTTAGGATAAAGTGCATCTCTTTGTGCTTGTGATGGGTTGTACGCCAACTTAATAGCACCATTGATAGATCCTCTTGATGCTCCAGCAGGAGAGAACCAAGGGAATTGGTTGATAGAAGTTCTTGCCATTAGTCCAGCAATGTCACCATTTAAAGCAACATATCTAAACTCATTATTGAACCTATCAAACATGTACTTATAGCCAGAGTCAAATACTGTATAAGATGAAGATGGTAATGGATCGAAGAAATCGATAATACCGTCTGTCTGTGTATCTGAATTACTTATACTTACAACACTAGCTCTATGTGGTGAAATACATGCAACACAATCTTTTCTTAGATTGGCAATCTCAATCAATTTTCTTGCTTTAGCAGAAGATTCTGCTACAGAAGCACCACCAGATGGTCCATTAAGTAAGAAATTGATTGAATATTCTGCTTGATTCTTAAAGATTTCATATCCACTAACAATATTTGCTAATGTTGCAGCATATCCACCAGTTCCAGAATAATTCTCACCACCAGTTAATGTGTAAGTTTTATTACCAATAGCAGAATACGTAGTACCTTGAGCACTAGTACCCCAATTACCAGTTCCAGTTAATGCCCAAGCATTTCCACCAGCAGTAGCAGTTAGTCCACTCTTAACAGCAGTACTATCAACACCACCCACATATACATTATTAGAAACTCTTGCAATATAATCTTTAAAGTAATTTGCCTCAGATGGAGATACTTTTCCGTCTAATGACTTAGAAAGACTAACATGTTTTTCAACAATGTTTGATGCAGTTCCAGTTACACTTCCATCGTCATCAACAACGACAACATGAATTTCATCATTTTTACCACTTCTGTCTTTAACATATTCAGAAGATGATGGTCTGTCTGCAATTGACTTCCAATATACAGTTGAATTGGTAAGTCCCAAAGTTTGTTGATCGTACCAGTCAAGAATAGTTGCACTATTCATTGCAGATACATGTGCTGCTCCAGTAGGTTTAACAACTTGAATTGGGTTCTGAGTAGAAGAACTAGATGTAGTTCTTGTAAATGTGAATACTACAGCATCACCAACAGTTGCAATACCAGTGATTGATTTGTCAACTGAAATGATACTTACACCAATACCAATAACCTTTGTATCAGAAGCAACTACAGCAGTTCCAGCAGTAGAAACAACGTCTCCAACTGCAACGTTTGCTGTTGCAATACCACTGATAGATGCATCGAATGCTTCATTCGTTACACCAGTTACAGTTGCAATTCCTAAAGTTGAACTTGTTGTGGTTGTAGATGGTGCAATAAATGCAGTTATACCACCTTTAGCATATGCTGCACCAGATGAAGTATTACCAGTAGAAACTCTATCTGTTACCTTAACATGAAGTTCATGTTTTGATGTATCGACAGCAGTAATGACTCCTCTAAGATATCCACTAGCAGCACTAGTTGTACCTGCTCCAGACTCTACTCTTCCAGCAAGAACCTGTGTTACTCCTAAACCAACCATTCCAGCAGTTACACCAGAACCAACGGCAAGAATTTGATCTGCCTTGGAATCGATCATGCAAACCTTAAGATTGTTTGCCCATCTTCCAGGAGTTTTTGCTGCTACTAACCAACCAGTAGCAGAAGAATAATTGTTTACGTAATCTTCGTAATTTTTAATTTTGACCGTGACAGCAGAACTACCGTCTGTACCAACACCAGCATTGTTTAAATTGGTGTTATCTACTCTTACAACTCTTAAAGTTCCACCATAGGAAAGATAAGACGATGCACCCAACCAATAATCGTATTGAGCATCAGTTGTTTTGGGTTCACCAAAAGTAGCAAGAAGGTCTTGTTCTGTTTCTATTAAAGTTGGTACATCTACAGGTCCTTTTTCAAATGGTCCTGCAATTGCTCCAACCTGGTCATTAATACCATCCACTCTACCAATAGTTAAGTCAACTTCCCTTACTTTGGTCCCAGGAGATACTAAGTTAAGCGACATGTCTCTTTTCCTCTAGATCTGTTCATTTTATCTAAAAATATTTATAAATTAGGATTCCTTACATGCATTCTTACATGTAAAACTTATATGCTAGTGATACTCTTACGTCATTAAAAAATTTACTGTGAGGTGCTTGGGCAAAATGTCTTATATTAGCAGGAAACAGCACTGCTCTATTAGACTTATATGAAATAGTTTTAATAATTTCATCATTTTCCAAATCAATAAACATCAAATGTCCAAGATATTTTATTTTCCATTCTAGATTCGGATAATATAGAAATGTCATTTCGCCATCATCCGAATGGATACTACCATTTTGACCTGCTGTTTGTCCATTAGCATATATTCTTCCAATACTAGTAAACTTTTTATCTAACTTTTTACAAATAATTTCATATAAGTACTCACTAAAATATTTTTCTTTTTCAAGTCCGTCCATATGCCAAAAATGATTAATCGCACCACCACCAGTAAAAGACCATTTTGGTCTCATCATCTTTTCCCAAATTTCGTTTTGTATTTCTTCTTCAAAAAAATTATCATAAACAGATATATTAAGACTCATATTACATATAGTCCCACATGTAATTCATACCACCACCCTTATCTCCATATTCATCTGTATACCAACGATCTCCTTCTGGGTCTACAAATGAGACTTCATCAGTCCCA